CGATATGACCAGTCCTAATATGGTAGGTAGGAGATTTCAATTATCGAACGGCCTGCTCGAGAAGGCGGGTTGGATAGCAACTGCACAGAAGTTCGGGCCAAGAAGGGGGTGGTCTGTTGTTAAGAAAGAAATGTAGTCACTGCAAGCTAACCAAGTCCGACATAAAGAAGTAGTGAAGAAAGAGGAGGTAGCAAGTGCTGGGAACTAGAGAAGGTGAAGTGTTGGTAGCCGAGAGCTCGGGGCGTGCTATGGTAGCCTACGATCACCCAAAGCGTAAGCACCATCGAATCACGGTTTGGTTTAAGGAGTCTGTATCATTCTATAAAACCCTTGAAGACGCATTGATCGCCCAACCAGCTCTATTGAGGGTCGAATAATGGAAGACGCGATCGTACTACTCTCAGGAGGAATGGATAGCTGCACTTTACTTGCACACGCGGTTCTGAGGTACCATGTGAAGTGCGTTTCGTTCGTGTATGGATCTAAACACGAAAGGCAGGAATCGCAGGCGGCGTTAGAGATCTCTGAGTACTACAGGTTAAGTCGTGGAGGGCCATGCGACACACACCAATTTGTACATATCCCTCAGATCTTCAAGAACTCTGGACTCATCGACAGTGAGTTACCACACGATCGGAAGCTCGAAGAGATGGAGGGTATTGCTCCCTCATACGTACCTATGCGTAATACTGTTCTACTTGGTATCGCGGGATCAATTGCTGACGCAGAAGGTACCTCTATCGTGTTGTACGGTGCTCACGTTGAGGACCACGTAGGGTATCCAGATTGTCGACCAGAATGGGTAGCCGCAATGAGTGCTGCTATGATGATTGGCTCGAAGAACAGAGTGTATATCGAAGCCCCCTGGATCTGGTGGCACAAGAAGGATATTGTAAAGGAAGCAGCCCGCTTAGGTGCCCCGTTACATCTTACCTACTCGTGCTACGAAGGCGGAGAAAGTCCGTGTGGACGATGCGATACCTGTATCATCCGCATCAAGGCTTTCACAGAGGCAGGATATATCGACCCCGTTTTCTACGCTGACGACGTTGTACTCAATTGGGATACCCACCTAGGGCAGTTCCCGAGGTCAGAAGTAGCACGAACGAGTTCCTAGGAAGCGAGGAGGTTTGACTCTCTGTGAAATTGAGACTGCTACAGGATACGCTTTCTAGATACAAATCGTAGGAGGAGACGACGATGCAAGAACCTTTGACTCCAAGCGATAGCAATAGCGATGCTAGTCTAGAAAGTTGGTCTATACAAAAGGACTTTCGATTCGAAGCGGCACATCGGCTAGAAACCCATGATGGGAAGTGCCGTCGACTCCATGGGCATTCCTATAGGCTAGAAATAGAGGTAGGGCGAGGTCACCTATATGAGAAGTCACCATCGAAGGGAATGGTAATCGACTTCGCTAACCTGAGCAAGGTAGTCGAGGACTATGTGTTAAAGACCTTCGACCATCGGTTCTTAGCTACAGAGGAAACACCTGATGTACTTTTAAATGCACTCCATCTCACAGAAGTAGTACGACTGAAGATTCCAGCTAGCACAGCTGAGCACCTAGCACGTGTAATAGGAGAGAGGCTACTAGAAAGCGGATCGATGATGCAGAGAGTGCTAAGGAGAGTGACTGTGTGGGAGACGGAGAACAGCAAAGCGACGTGGCATCGATACGGGTACTTTACACCGCAGACGAAATCAAGGAGGCAGTTGGTAAGTTAGCACTAGCAGTAATAGCCAACTGTACTAAGCCGGTAGCTCTGGTACCAATAATGGATGCTGCGATCTTCGTTGCGACAGATATCATAAGGGCGTTCGTAGACTACGACTACGACGAATTGCAGGTATATCTCTGTCCTATGCAGATAAAGACTCGTCACTGGGATGGTACTACTACCGTGGCACGTCTACTTACACCTATACCAGAGAACACAGATATTGTGCTAGTTGATGTAGTAATCGATACAGGCGAAACGTTGGGTCTAGCACTAGGGCAGCTACCACGTATGCCCAAGTTAATTGCAGCAGTAGTAATCAAGCCGGATAAGTGTACCGATCCAGTGTTCCAGAAGCAGTTAGAAGTCTACTCCTGCTTCTTCGTTAAGGGTGATCCCTGGCTAGTAGGATACGGCCTAGACGACAAAGGCCTACACCGCGAGTTACCATACATAGGAGTGATGTATGAAGACAATCTTGTACAACAGTCATGACCTTGCGTACTTAGCCGGTCTACTAGACGGTGAGGGATACGTTGGTATCGGTGCCCGTGTTAGTGGCAAGTATAAGTCGCGACAGCTAATTTTACAAGTTAGGATTGGTATGACAGATAGTACAGTTATCCAGTGGGTACATAAGACGTTTGGTGGCCAAATCTATGAGCATAAACGGCTACCAAACAAAACAATGTGGTTGTGGTCCATAACGCAGCAACCTGCAGCTGATCTTCTAGCTGTAATAAATCCCTACCTCAAAACGAAAAGAACACAAGCATGGCTAGCTCAGGAATATCAGGCGCAACGAACACCTTCTACAGGAGGTAAACTCGTTCCGGTAGAAGAACTAGTTCTTAGAGAGGGATTCATGTTAGCAATAAGGAATGTAAATGCCTGAACGAGCTCTACCAGTTTCAGAGATCTTTGGTCCTACTCTCCAAGGCGAGGGCTCACTAGCTGGTCAGCGTACTATGTTCATCAGGTTCGCGTACTGTGACGGTGCAGGAAATCAGTGGTGTACTTGGTGCGATAGTATGCACGCGGTGGATCCGAAGTATAAGTCGGAGTGGGAACAGATGACTCCAGGGGGGATTGTTGGTCGCCTACTTAGCCTAAGTGAGTACTGTCGCAATGTAACTATCAGTGGAGGTAACCCACTAATACATGACCTCACAGAGCTTCTTGGTTGCTTGTCAGATCACTCCTATATCGTTAACGTTGAGACCCAAGGTACTATCTTTAAGGAATGGATTAACACCGCTGATATTGTAACAGTTTCGCCTAAGCCTCCGAGCGCGGGTGTGTGCAACCTAGAAAGACTAAAGGACTTCCTTAATCAAGTGATACAGCATAGAGTTGTTCTAAAGGTCGTAGTTGATCCGCACCACGAAGGTGATTACGAGTTTGCTAGGCAGATACTCTCAGAAAGACCAACATGGTACAGTAAGCCTAGGTACTTATCAGTGGTAACGTATCCAAGTGATACACGTGATGCTATTCTTGAACGATACCAACTACTAGCCGAGCGTGTGATGAACGACCAAGATATGCCTGACGTCGCGGTTCTTCCGCAGTTACATGTACTACTATGGGGGCATAGAAAGGAAGTCTAGGTGGATACAAAGGCCGTAGAAGAAAACATAACCAAGCTTATGCACTTACTATCTGTAGGGGTAGTAGAAGGGCGATGGGAGAACAATCCTAATCTTAGGGATACTCCTAGACGCGTTGCTGAGATGTACGAAGAGATGCTTGGGGGACACGACTTCGACTTCACTACGTCACCCAACGAGGGTGAGTTCACTTACGACCAAATAGTGCTCCTCGATAAGATTCCGTTCACTTCTATCTGTATGCATCACCTAACCCCATTCTTTGGCCTTGTATCTGTAGCGTACATTCCTGATAAGCTAATCGCTGGTCTAAGCAAGTTAGCTCGTACGGTAGAGCACTCCGCCCGCAAGCTACAACTGCAGGAAATTCTCACACAGGAGATAGGAGAGTTCCTTGATAGCACCCTACACCCAATAGGTGTCGCTGTAATCATTACAGCAGAACACTTGTGTATACGTGGTAGAGGAATACGCAAGCCAGGTGTAGAGACCACGACATCATTCTTACGGGGTGCATTCCTAGATAAACCTGCTGCACGCGAGGAGCTTATGTTCCTATTACGAAGAGGAGGTTGAAGTGGGTCTCGTTCTTGAGCTTAAGTCGAATGGGAGTATCTATGTAGGAGATACCAAGATTGAAATTGCTATAAAACAGCAGTACAAATGCGGAGTATGTGGTGAGAAGAGAGCAGTGACGCTCTACTTTGAGGGTCCTAGAGAGGTACTAATCCTCAGAGGTGAGTTAGTAGAAGTAGGAGGAAAAGACGGTGCCAGACCAAAGACTACACGACGCCATCGATAAGGGTCTTGCTAGACTTAGGGAGAAGATCCTTGAACGTGTTGACACAGAAGGTCCTAAGTACGAAGGACTGTGGCTCAGACTTACGGAACAGCAACTCCATGAGTACATGGAGGAAGAATTCTTAGACATGATGGCGTATAGGTTCATGATTGAGGAAAGGTTTGGAGATGCGCGTAGCAATACTTAGTTCGTGGAGTCACCTCAAAGAGTACGCAGGCCAGAGTAACTACCACCTCACGTTAGCACACTTGTACAAGATACCTGAGTATGCAGAATTCTACCACGAGCGTTTCACACAGGGAGATTGGGTAATCCTCGATAATGGTGCAAACGAGGGAGTAGACATAACCGACCAAGAACTTGCGCATATGGCTCTACAGGTTGGTGTGAATGAAGTGGTAGCACCAGATCAACCTCGTGACGGAGAGGAGTCAACTGAGCGCACACTGAAGTTCATTGCTACCTACGGTAACATGCTACGAGACCGAGGTAAGCATATTATGGGTGTACCCCAAGGTAAGAGCGTAAGGCAGTGGCTCCATAACTTTCAACTAATAGCCCCTCTCGTAGACACGATAGGTGTCTCCAAGAAGATCGAAGAGCTAAATGGAGATCGAGTGTGCTTAGTACGTATGATCGAGAGTTCCTCTCTTCACAAACCAATTCACCTGCTCGGGGCGGATCGTATCCTGTGGTGGATAGCTAAGTATACTATGCCACGTATTCGTGGAGTAGATACTCAGAAACCATTCGCTGCTGGTTTATCAGGAATAGAATTGGATAATAGCACTGATAAGGAAGAGTTCAAGAGTGTAGACCTTGCTAAAGTAGCAATAGTACCATCGGATCATGGTGAGCAACACCTACGAATCAATCGTAATATACTACGATACCGTAAGTGGGCAGGAGATACAACAGTATGACAAACACGATGAAGGTTACAGGGTCGGGAACAATATTCGTAGAAGTCGACCACGGCCACGCTCTTCTCGTACTATACGACGATGTAATAGAAATCTGCGATATGTGGATTGATGCAGGATATCGCCGTATGGGACAGGGAGAGTGGCTACTGAATGAGTGCCTACGAATCGCCAAATCCCTCTCCTATAAGAAGGCAGTACTACACGTAGACATAGATAATGAAGCAGCTATTAGTTTATATGAGAAACGTGGGTTTCGTACTATGGGGAGAGAGTATCACATGGAGAGGACATTTTGAACAAACGTAAACACCCCCTAGCACAATGCGAAGAGTGCCCTCTATATGATCGCCCGTACGTAGGTACCACATATAAAGCCAACGCAACCATAGCTATTGTACCCGAGGCTCCAGGACGAGACGAAGTTACTCAGGACGCATATCTTGTTGGCGCTTCTGGTAGGCTACTTTTCGAAGCTCTAAAGCAGGTGGGGATTCAACGTTCAGACTGTGCCCTATTCAACTCAACTATGTGCTACCCTCCTCAACGAGGAAAGACGCATACACCAACAGATGCCGAAATACACCTCTGTAGCGATGAACGGCTAAAGGTCGAGATACTTAACCAGAAGCCGCAAATGATACTTGCCCTCGGTAACAGCGCGATGATAGCTCTATTCGGTAGCAAGGGCCGAGGTATCATGAAGGAACGAGGGAAGATACGTCAGTGGCAAGGTATTACAGTACTACCTACAGTACACCCAGCATCGATCCTGCACGGTGGAAGTGCTTGGACCGACTTCGCTAACGACATCGAACGCATACCACGTGTTCTAGCAGGCGAAACCTTTGAGGACATACCCCCAAAAGTAACAACGATAAGCACTAAGAAACAGCTACAGGAGCTTATCGGCAAGATTAAAGCTGCGACCCCCTGTGAAATCGCCTGCGATATTGAAACGTCCGGCTTTGATTACTTCCAGGACAAGATACTTTGCGTGTCACTATCAGTAACGGGGGTCAAGGCATATACGATAGTAGAGGAGCTATGTACTTCTGAACTACTTGGACCCCTATTCGACATTGAAGGCGTAGAGTGGATATACCACAACGCGAAGTTCGACGTGCAATTCTTCACAACGCTACTGGGGAAACCTGTTCCACATAGTCACGACACTATGCTCAAGAGCTACGTACTAGACGAACGGCAAGGTCCGCACGGCTTGAAGGTACAGGCGTCAGAACGTCTCAATGCCCCGGACTATGAGGCTGAGATACGAGCTTATCTTCCCACCAAGAGTACCTCGTATACGGTAATTCCCAAACCTAAGCTGCACAAGTACGGTGGATATGATGCGGGGTACACTAGACGTCTGAGCGGTTGGTATGATCAGCAAATGGACTCTGAGCAAACAATGTTTTACAATCGGGTTCTAATACCTGCTTCCCATCTATTTCTGGAGATGGAACGAGAGGGGATGTTAGTTGATCAAGAAGTTCTCAGGCAGCTCGCAAAGGACATGGGAGAAGACTTACTTAAGCAAGAGCAACGTCTATTTGATGTGGCTAGCGAAGTGTTTAATCCTCGATCACCTCAACAAGTATCTAAGCTCCTATACACCAAACTTAGACTACCCAAGCCTACACGATCCAAGTCGGAAACAGCAACGGACGAAGAGTGTCTTGAGTTCAATAGAGGACGACACGAAATCGTTAACCATATGCTCGAGTACCGAAGCGACCACAAGATCTACTCCACCTATGTTATGGGACTCGAAAGTACTATCTGGCACGACGGACGGGTCCACGCAACCTATTTGATCCATGGAGCAGTAAGTAGAACGTCTTGTACTAACCCTAACATTCAGAATATTCCACGAGAGGGACCAATCAAGGGTATGTTCATTGCTCCCGAGGGATGGGAGATCTTATGGCTTGACTTTAGCCAGCATGAGTTCCGTATGGTTGCTGTGTATTCTAGTGACGAGTGGCTAAAGGAAGTATTTGCTAGCGGGCGTAACCTCCACGAGGAGATGTCTCGTGTAGTATATGGCGACGAATTCACCCACGAAGAGTACGTTGCCGCCAAGATGGTAAACTTCGGCCTTCTATTCGGAAGAGAAGCATATTCACTATCACTACAGATGGGAAACTCAGTATCAGAAGCACAAGATATGATCAATATGTTCTTCGAACGTATGCCCCGAGTGAGAACTTGGCAGGAGGAAGTTGTTAGTAGTGTCTTCAGGGGAGAAGATCTTAGAAGCAAACTTGGGCGGGATCGACGATTCGGTATAATTACTCATCAAAACATCAAACACACTAAGAACGAGATCCTCAACTTCTACCCCCAAGCTACAGGATCGGATACGGCGTTAATGGCAGGGAGAGCAGTACAGGTAGAGGTAGCCGATCCCTCTTGGCTGCGCCCAGTTGCTTTTGTTCACGACGCAATTGGCTACTATATCAGAAAGGGGAATCGTAGTCGAATTCCAGAGATCATTAAAGTCTTAGAGCGCGTGCCCCAAGAGGTGCTCAACACAGATGTACCATTCAAAATTGATGCGAAGATAGGGCCTAGTTGGGGGACGCTAAAAGAGCTTGACATGTCTACTATCAGTGTTCACAATAGCGAAGGTGTAGTAAAATAATATAAGGTGGAAAAGTACTGTACAAAATGTCAGACAACCAAGTCTATCTCGAAGTTCTACCGCAATAAGAATATTTCGGGTGGACTATCCTTCTATTGTAAGGAGTGCCATAACACTAATACTGCGAAAAGCTATGCTAAACACAAGCAGAAACGATTGGTGTACATGCGTAAGCATACTCAGGAACTCGTGCGGGAGTTTATTGCTGCCTATGGAGGAGTATGTGAATGTTGCGGTGAGGATGAATGGACGTTTCTTACCTTAGATCATATATCTAACAACTCAAGGAAGCCCCACCAAGGCATGAAAAGTTTTTCCAAGCTCCTAGAGCTACGACGTAGAGGATGGCCCCGAGAGGAATATAGACTGCACTGTTTCAACTGCAACCTAGGTCGTGAGAGGTCACCCGGTCAAATCTGTGTCCATAAGAAAGGAAGATAGGAGAATCATGGAGAAGCCTAAAGGATCTCGTACTGAAGTAGCAATCAAGCCAGAAAATATGAGTGGTATGGTATCCACATGGATATCTCTAATTCCTAGACCCAACGAGGTAATTGAATTAGGAGAGGTACTAGTCCCATTACTTACAGGGATAAACGAGGTAGTAGTACAACCTAATGGACCTGAGGGACCTCGATGGAACTTTAACTTCCGTAACACTACAGAGGTAATACTCAGAGTGTTCATAGATCTTGAGAGCGGGACAATGATGCAGCAACTTGAACAACATGCCTCAACCCCTACTAGAGCAGAAGATATGAGGACGTTTCTCAAAGCAATAGAGGAGGATAAGAATGCTAGTAGTGAAGAAGAAGAGAGCAGTTCTAAGGGTGAATCTGGACTTCCTAGTGGAAATAATGAAGGAGAGGGAGGATCCACCTCTGTACTACCTTCGAAACGGAAAGAATCCTCTTCCTAAGGATACGCGTCTTATTAAGTGCTTCATCAGCGACGACGAGAGTATCGTGAACCTTCTTTTGGAGAGTGACTCGTTCGAAGCAGTAATAAAGCCTCCTACTCTATCTGCGCCTAAAATGGAGATGGTAGTTGTCTCTTAAACTCTACCCATATCAAGAGCTCGGTGTTGAGTTCATGCGTGAGAACAAGAAGGTCATTCTTGCGGATGAGATGGGTCTAGGCAAGACGGCTCAGGCAATTAAAGCTTCTGAACCACCAGTACTAGTAATTGCCTCTAAGGGTCTGAAATATTGGTGGCTCCAAGAAATTGAGCGATGGTATGGATTAGGTTCCGCTTGGATTCCCGAAGACAATGAGGATGTAGAAATTACGGGGGGAATTCCTTTCACCATCATCCACTGGGAAGTACTTCGACTATGGCCTAACCTTAAGAAGATAAAGTGGGGTACAGTCATTCCAGATGAAGCGCATAAGGCCAAGAATCGTAAGGCACAACGGACGAAGGCACTATGGACAATCTGTCGAACTGCAGAAAGAGTCCTGCTTCTCACAGGGACTCCAATTGTAAACCAACCCGCTGATATCTGGTCATTGCTCAAGTGCTTGTACCCTAAGGAGTATACTTCCTATTGGAGATTCTTCAACGAATACGTACTAGCCTCTCAGAACCCTTGGGGAGGATTCGATATCATCGGGGTGAAGAACAGAGAAGGACTGCTAGAGGAGATTAGCGATAAGGTCCTACGTCGTACTAAGAAGTCTGTGCTGCCAGATCTTCCTCCTAAGGTGTATATGACTGTTCCAGTAATACTCTATCCGGATCAGGTTAAGGCGTACAACGAGATGCGTGACTATATGCTTACTATGATCGATGACAATACCCCTGTGATGGCTCCCACGGTGCTTGCGCAGATCACGCGACTCCGACAAATTACGGTGGGCCACGGAGCATTCACGGAGCCCGACAAGTGGCCACAAGCTTCAGCAGCTAAGCTCGACGTACTAGTAGACTACCTCGAAGATCGTGACAGCAAGACTATAGTAGTAACCCAATTCGTATGGGCAGCTACAGAAGCAGCACGTAGATTGAATAGCCATAAGATCAGCGCAGAAGTTCTCACAGGGGCAACGCCTGCGGAAGAACGGGTGGAGTTGATTGAACGGTTCCAGAAGCAAGACGATCCTAAGGTTCTCTGTGCTACGATTCAGACAGGGGGCGAGGGTTGGACTCTTACAGCGGCGGATATGATTGTCTTCCTCGATCGCCCTTGGTCCCCCCAAGTAGTTTCGCAGGCTGAGGACAGGTTGCATAGAATTGGACAAGAGAACTCTGTACAGGTAGTTACATTCTTAGCTGAAGGCACAATCGAAGAACGTGTAGAAGAGGCCTTAGCACACAAGCAAGATGTATTCAATTCGGTATTCGGAAAGCTAAAGGAGCTACTGTAATGACCACTCCAGATATGTCCGATTTACAGCGCTTGACATTGGAGAAGATACGGTTCAATATACGAGCTCAGATGTCAGCAGAACTCATAGGTAGTATGGATCTAGAAATTCTACCAGGTATGTTGGCGGATATATTTGTGGGGAATCTAAAGGCCTTCATGTGGGGTAATCAAATAACAAGCGAAACTCGAGAGACATCTGTACCCGCTACTTGGTGGGATGCTTTTAAGGCGGTATACTTTCCCGATTGGCTAGAACGGCGATTTCCCATGAAAACTACTACTATCGTAACCGAGACCAAGTTCGTGCACGTATGTCCACATCTAAACATAGCCACTCGCGACGAAGAGCGATTTCATATGCAGTTCCTCACACCTCCGAATCGAGGGGACCGAGCATGACCTACCTTATAGCAATTGACCCCGGAGATAAACATACAGGAGTAGTTGAACTAAACGAAGACGGCACTAGAATACAGAGTTATACATATGATCCAGCACTTACGGTTAAGATGCTAGAGGATAACTTGAACTTCGGAGCCTCAGAGCATAACGAACCATTAGCCCGTATGGTAGTAGAGAAGTTCCAACTCTATCCCAACCGCACCAAGTTTAAGGCCTGGAGCGGTTTGGAGGTTGTTGAACTGATTGGGGTAATCAAGTATATCTGCAAGAAGGCCGAGATACCATGTCTGATGGTAGCTCCACCAGACGTGAATGCGTTTTGGCGGAACCGAGAGATTGATCCGACAATCAAGAAGAGGTTACACACTAAGCACGAAGTGTCGGCTTATCGACTAGGTGAGTACGCTCGGGTGCTTCGACCATTACAACCCTCTTAGCCAAGCGTCCACCAGGCCGAAGCCGAAGAAGTGAATGATGAGCCAGGCGAAGAAGCCTAGCGCAACGAACCAGACGACTACGTTGATACGGAGTAGCTTCCAGACATGCTCTGAGAGCGTGTCACCTTTGCCATCACGCCGGAGGGCAACGATCTCAACGATGAGTCCAACGCCGAAGATGGTACCCCACAGGACGGTGAAGACCGGATTGATACTCACAGCTTATCATTCCTTTGGGCATCCCTTACTCCTAGGCCTAGGAATGCTCCTAGCGGCGTCAGGGCAGCAATCATCGTTGAGCTAATAAGCACCTGTATAGTCACATCCTGCGGCCACAGGTTGAAGAACACTAGCGCCCCAGCGAGTACTGCTGTTCCCGCACCCCGTAATAGACTTGTGAGGTATTCTTCTCTTATCTCTTTCACCCGTGCCCTCCTTCATCTACCATCTTACCTAACCGTTGACGCTCCTGCGCACGCTCCTCCATCTTCACATGAATGAGCACCAACTCGCCTAGACCGTCCTCAATCTCCTTTATCGTCCCTGCGATTACCCTTTGTGTTTCAGCTAAGGAAGCTGTCGTTTTTACCAGTTCACTCTGGGCGATCTTTACGTCTCGCAGAGTGTCATTGATTTGCCGCTGTAATCCCGCCATACCTTCCTGACTCACAAGCATCTGCCTCAAAACATCGTCGCGCCCAGTGAGTGCTGCCAACATTTGCTTTACAATGTCTTCTACATTACCCTCCTCTGCTGAGTTGTCGCCATTCCGCCGGATGGCTACGAATACAGCCGTCGCTAATAGGCCAATAAGCGCAATGAGGCCGCCAATAATAGAACCAACTACATTACCATCTACTTCCACTAACGTGTAACCTCCTGTGATAGCGTAAATGCACCATACGCAAGGACGGTGTTACTACCCGTATCCGTACGAGTAAATCCATACACATAGGTATCCGAAGCTAGAGTAGCAGTTTCATCACTAGCGAACGCTACATCAAGTAGCCCGTTCAGTACGCTAGGGGAAGTACCGGGTTTGTCACCAAGTATGGTGATCGCCGCTCCTCTTGTTTCCCTAATATCCAACTCTGTCGTCCACCCAGTAACATCTGGTACGGCAAATATAGCTGTCCCCTCATTGTGAGGAGTTGCTCCGAAGATCGCTCCAAACGATTGTGCTACACCACGAGTACAACCAGTGAAGCTAGTTGTGGTAGTACCTGTATACTGAATAATCTCGTCGCCGATCTTGATGCGGCTAGCAGAGACGAATCCGGCAGTTGATACAACGATGATAGTGGTTTGGACTTCATCGATGCCGTCTCCACCATCTCTAACCTTAGTCTGGATGTTGCTATCAACTACGGAGAAGCGGAGGGTCTTGTCTTCTCCCCGAAAAAGCTGGATGTTATCGCGAGTAGCCATTGTAATTATAATACCTCACATGTAGAGCATACGACAATGCTAGTCACCTAGACTGGATTTCTGGATGAGTACTTGTTCAGACGAGATTGCTATATTATTCACCAATTCGGAAGCAGCACTTAAAGTAACCACTTTCTCCGACGAAGCTAATAAGTTATCTACCACTACTATTGCTGCTGCAGAATCAGTACCGGTAATCGAGAATAGTATAACAACATCATGTCCGACCTCTGATATTAGGAACTGGTCCGTCTCTGTGACCCCAAACAGTAGTACAAGATCTCTATCAGCCTCGACGGCGGAGAAGGTATCAACCTCAGAAGTCTGAATGAGCACGACCAGATCAAGATTAGCTTCGCCAAAGACTATTGCGTCGGACTCAGTTGTTCCAAATAGGATAATGAGGTCGCGATCGAGCTCAAGATCGACCTTAGAGTCGGTACCTGTTACCCCAAAGAGAATAATCAGATCTCGGCTATCCTCAATCAAGAGAGCCGTATCAACTTGCGTGGTACCAAATAAGATGATCAGATCGCGGCCATCTTCAGTGTAAGTCTGAATGTCCGTCCCAGTGGTCCCAAAGAGGATAATCAAGTCCTGGTTCGTCTCACCAAAGATTAGGGTGTCTACTTGAGTAGTACCAAAGAGGATCACAAGGTCGCGGTCGAGTTCGAGAACGACCTTAGAGTCTGCACCTGTTACACTGAAGAGGATAACTAGATCTTGGTCGATCTCGTCAAAAGTTAAAGTGTCGGACTGGGTTGTACCGAAGAGTATGACTAGGTCGCGATTAGACTCTTGGTAGTCTTGGGTATCAACCTGAGTCGTACTGAAGAGTATAACTAGGTCACGATTACTCTCTTCCCTAATAACCGTTTCGACCTGGGCTGTCCCGAAGAGTAACGTGACATCACGATTGGTCTCATCAAAGACAATACCAACAGCAAGCGGTGCTCTGCTAAGAAGAGGAGGGAACGGTTGGCCACGTCCAAGGCGTGCCATCTAAAGTCTCACTAAGCCTAGATTTCGACCTCGACGTAACACTCACAATTGACGTCAACGGGTGCCAACACACGGATACGCAGCGCAGCACCCACATTAACCACAGGTTCTCGACCCAACGGCCATTGCTTAACATATTGACCGGTCGGAGCAACTAGTTGCGGATCGAACAACCTCGTAGCTGTCACGGTGCCCTCCGCC